TATATATGATGATAAAATGTTTATGACAGAATCAATAAAATGTTCAAAATTAACTTGTAGCTGTACTTTAGATTTAATACAGACTAAAAAGTATAAATAAGGGTACTATGTGGATAATATCAATACTACCCGACGCCGCAATACATATAATCTTTGGATTAGGTATTTTGGGCACAATAGCAGGATTCGTCCTAGGATTCATTCCTTTTGTTAAAACATATCAATTTGCTATACAAATTTGTAGCATTGTTGTACTTGTATTTGGTGTATATCTAGAGGGCGGACTAGCTGACTATAAAGAATGGGAACTCAAAGTCAAAGAGATGGAAGCTAAAATGGCTCAAGCTGAGGCACAATCTGCTAATAAAAACATTGAAATCCAAGAAAAGATTGTAGAAAAGACTAAAGTTATCCGTGAAAAAGGTCGGGACGTTATCAAGTACATTGATAAAGAAGTAGTTAAGAAAGAGGAAGTTATCAAGTATATTGAGAACTGCCCTGTACCTAAAGAAATTATAGATTTACACAATCAAGCTACTGAGTTAAATAAGGCGGCTACAAAATGAAATATCTATTAATACTTTTATTATTAGCAGGATGCTCATTCACTGTACCTGTTAAACAAAAGTTCCCCAATGCTACACCTGAATTAATGAAAAAATGCGAAAGTCTTAAAAAGATTGAAGGTGATAAAGTAGCTATTACAGAAATGCTTAAAGTTATTGTACATAACTATTCACTTTACTATGAATGTTCAACTAAAGTAGATGGATGGCAAGATTGGTATAACGAACAGAAAAAGATATTTGATAACGTAAAATAATAGCATATTATGAAGTATTTGATATTATTGAGTGTATTGTTAGCCGGCTGTGCCACCAACAATGATTTTGAGTTATACCTAGAAGCACAAAAATCCATAAGTAGAGATGCTACAATGAGTGAAGCGGCACGTATTAGTGTATTGATTGACTTGACAAAGAGTTCAGACAATCAAGTTAAAATGGAAGCAATTAGAGCATTACAAGAGATACAGCGTAGTAAAACCCCCATAGTCATTGAAGCCCCGAAGAAGAATTGGTTCGGCTTCTGATAAATACATTATAGTCTAGGAATTATAATGGCCCAAAAAATTATTAAAGCAAGCAGTTTGCCACCGATTTCCCCGGTAGTTGTAAATGCATCAGCTAGTGTACAAACAGTGGTAGCAGAACCACAATTAATGACATTCACATCAAGTGATGGCCCATACGGAGCACAAGAGTATATTAATATTGGCGCTACTCCTAACGACGGATTAGGTGATCCGTTACGTGTAGCATTTGGCAAAATCAACAATAACTTTAGTAATCTATTCTTTACGACAGTAAACACCAGCAATATTTATACAAGCGGGTTGACACAAGGACAGATTATATATGAATATCCTGCAAACAGATTTACGCAAGGTATGTTTCAAATTCGTTCAAGTGATCCAGGGACACCTAATAGCCAAGACATTACTCTTTCAGCACAGCTTACAAATAATAACGAAGCAGTAAAATTTACTGGTTATGCTATGACATTTGCAGGAACAGCATTAACCAAATACAATATGGATGTAAATAATGGTAATGTTAGAATTTTAGCTAATCCAATTTCCAATACATATATATTACACTTTATCGCATCACAAGTAACATTCTTAGGCGATCCTATACCGGGAGTGGATATTGCTCTTAATGGATATGTTGATTCTGTCATGGGTACAGAAGATAACGATATCATAACGACAGAAAATTAATATGAGAGCTAAAGAGTTCATAACTGAGCAAAATAATTTACCTGATAGGATTACTAAACCAATGCCTGCTACTTGGATAATACCAGAATTACAAAATCAAAATGCATATTTGCAATATAGATTTGCTGTTGCATTGGCAGGTGCAAAGGCTGCACGTAATGGTGATATACCTAAAATGGATAAAGATTCTGTTTGGGGAGAAAATCAACTAGTTTCTGGTTATATGAATCCAGATGTAGCAGACGATATTGATTTTGCTTTGGGTGAAATGGGACTTAAAGGTAAGAAATTAGTTACCAGTAAAGAAAGTGAAGAAACATCTGACACTGGGACACTTAGTCCATTAAAAGGTTTTAAGGGATATAAAAGAAAATGAGAGCAAGTGAATTTATATCTGAAGCTAAAATTGGTAAAATAGGAAACAGAAAACAAATATCAACTATAGGTTTGCATAAGTTTCGTGATGAAGATTGCGCCGACCGTGTATATGAGTTGAATAGAATAATGATGGCTGTCGCCGTAACCGATGGTACATTCGTACCGGATATTGACGGTGAGAGTTGGGCCGGAAGATATAACATTGCTGTACCCTATACCCAAGAAGAACAAGATATGTTATTGATGGCATATAAAGCAGCCGGTTCAGAATTTCACGATTTAAATAAAGGTGATCTATCAAGTAAAGAATTAGATAGCACAAATATTCAAAGTACAGTTAAGCCCTTCAAAGGCTACAAAAGAAAATAATTCAATCACCTGTATTGAGAATAAGTAATTATATCAAATTACAGGATTCTCAATGATTGATATAAACAATACCCTCGACTTAATCAAGTTAAAATTTTACAACGAATGGCTATATACTGCCCACATCTACGATGAAGGCAATAGTCAAATGCACGAAAATCTCACCAAAGAGATGATTACAAAATACATTGATCCACTCAATTTACCCAAAGATGCTAAAATCTTAGATTTAGGTTGTGGCCCTGGTTATTTTTTAGATGGAATGAAAGAACGTGAATATACTAACGTTACTGGAGTTACTCTAAGTCCAGGCGATATTAAAATTTGTGAGGCTAAAGGTCATACTATTAAAACATATGATTTGAGTTTTTTACCACAAAAAGATGGTTACTTTGATGAAAGTGTTGACTTCATTTTCTTACGTCACTCACTAGAGCATAGTCCATATCCTATCTTTAGTTTAATGGAATACAATCGTCTATTGAAACAAGGCGGCAAACTTTACATTGAAGTTCCTGCTCCCGATTGCGACCGTAGACACGAATGGAATCTAAATCATTATAGTATTCTAGGACAAAATCAACTAGCCGCATTATTAGTACGTTGTGGCTTTAGTATTGACGTATTCAATAACTTAGAGTTTGATATTCAAGGTAAGAATGAAGAAGGTGAAGACTACACCGCTAGAGAGAAATTCTATTGTATTATGGTTACTAAAGCTAGGCCACTAGACATTAAATAATAAAAACGGCTCTGCCGTTTTTTTACGGATATAAATACTCATTATGAGTAATTCACCTTCACTAGTAAAGAATCCCTATACTAAAACAGTTTTCAAAACTGATAAGGAACTACAGGATTTTATCAAATGTTGTGATCCAGATACAGGTTATTTATATTTTATGGATAACTTCTTTATGATACAACACCCTACAAAGGGTAGTATGGTTTATCATCCTTGGGCTTATCAAAAACGATTGATTGAAACATATCACAACTATCGTTACTCTATTAGTTTGATGCCACGACAATCAGGTAAGTCAACTTCAGCCGCAGGATACTTACTTTGGTATGCAATGTTTGTTCCAGACAGCACTATCTTAGTTGCGGCACACAAATATACAGGTGCTCAGGAGATTATGCAACGTATTCGTTACGCATATGAAAACTGTCCCGATCATATTAAAGCAGGTGTAACAACATACAACAAAGGCTCATTAGACTTTGAGAACGGTAGTCGTATTGTTAGTGCTACAACTACTGAAAATACAGGTCGTGGTATGTCCATTACACTATTATATTTGGACGAGTTTGCATTCGTTCGACCAAGTATTGCTAAAGAATTCTGGACAGCTATCACACCAACACTATCTACTGGTGGTAAAGCAATTATCACAAGTACACCAAACAGTGATGAGGATCAATTTGCTTATATCTGGAAAGGTGCTAACAAAACTGAAGATGATTTTGGTAACACAACAGAATTAGGTATAAACGGCTTCAGAGCATATAGAGCACATTGGAGTGAACAACCCGGGCGAGACCAAAAATGGGCTGATGAAATAAAAGCACAGTTGGGTGAGGATCGTTTCAACCGAGAGATTGGTTGTGAGTTTATTATTGCTGATGAGACATTGATTAATCCAAACACACTGATTGCTATGGAAGGTATAGAACCTGTAAGTCGTATAGGTCAAGTTCGTTGGTATAAGAAACCTACTAAGGGTAATATCTATTGTGTAGGATTAGATCCAAGTCTTGGAACAGGTGGTGATCCATCTGCTATCCAAATCTTTGAAGCAAACACTACTACTCAAGTAGGTGAATGGAAACATAATAAAACTGACATCCCTAGTCAGATTAAACTATTAGCACAAATAAACAAACATATTGCTGAATGCACTAATGAACCTAACAATATCTATTACAGTATTGAATGTAACGGAATCGGAGAAGCCGCAATAGTGTCATTAAATGAATATGGGGAAGCTAATATTCCTGGTATCTTTATCAGCGAAACCGGTAAAGGTCGTAAAGGATTTAATACAACTAATAAAAGTAAATTAGCAAGTTGTGCTAAGTTTAAAACATTGGTTGAAAGCAAGAAAATGACCGTAAATAGTCGTAGTCTTATAAGTGAATTAAAAGCTTTTGTAGCACACGGTGGCAGTTATGCCGCCAAAATAGGTGACACAGACGATTTGATTATGGCTAGTTTGTTAGTGACACGTATGTTACATCAATTAAGTGACTATCATTTTGACTTAGAGAACCAAATACGTGACCACGATGAAGTTATTATGCCCTTGCCCTTCTATGCGGTGCTGGGATAAACTAAATTTGATAAATACATTATGCCAAAAAATTCTGAATCCCTAAATCGTTCACTATTCGACCTTTTACACAGTAAAGGGTTTGATCCTACTATGCTAGACACCTCAGGTAAGGAAATTCCTACTCCTGAAGAGGCAGAAGTATTCCAATTCAATTTCATCAAAGACGGAGAAGATTACGGTAAAGTAACTATATCTATTGATGGATTACATAAGCTATGTGTATACTTTAGTGATGAAGTAGCTAATAGTGAAAAAGAAGAAAGTCACGGGGAAGATGAATCTTGGTACAAAGTTTTAAATCAATTGAAACGTTTCTCACAGAAATATCAGTTGAGTTTTGAGTTAAAAAATGTTGACCATTTGAAACACGATATGGCAAAAAGGGAATATATGAAAAAGCAAGAAAGAATATCTGAAGGTTACTACCCAATGGGTAAAAAAGCAAGCTATAATGATGCTGTGCCAAATGTAAAGATTGTATTACAGCACACTCGCCAAATAGAAGAAGGTGAGCAACGTTATCGTAATATTGCTAAAATCTTCTTAGAGAATAGTGAAGGTGAACGTTTCTTAGCTCCAACTATTAAGCCGGGCATTGCACGTGTATATGGTCGATTGATTGCTGAAGGTGATAAGCCTCACGGTGAACGTTGGAATCACGTTACAAGTTTAGTAGAAGAATATCAAAAGATGGGTGCATTTGTTCGTGCCACACGTAATGGTCAGTTCAATGAATCTGCACAACGACTAGTTAATGAAGGTATCAATCACTATCAAGGTCTACGTGAAACATTAAGCAGAATGACAGGTCATCGTGGTTACAATACATACTTTGAAAGTTGGACACCATCGTTGATGGAAGATGAAACTGAAGAAACAAACTTGAATGAGTTGTTTGTTCAGGAAACATTAGATCCACGTATTGAAAGTGTAATGCCAATATTGAATAAACTACAGAAGAAAGTAGCAGAGATGAAAGAAGTTAATGAGTTAAGTGAATGGGCTGATAATTTAATTGATGAAGGCGCAGCCGTAGATGCATACATGGCAGGCAAGAGCCCAGCACTTGCTCACTTTGCTGACAAATTAGACAAAGAGATAGATGAAGGTTTTGATGATATTGATGATCCAGTAGTAAGTTCAATAACTCGCCGCATCATACGTCAACATCCTGAATTATTAAAGCACGGTCCTGATAAAGTATTGGCTGCTATTGCAGACGTTGCAGACTTTGTGGGTGACGTTGAAGAAATTGGTTCAAGTGATGTTAGTGGTTGGGTAAAACAAGTAGCACGTAGATTGGGTGGTGTTGACGAAGGTATGTCCGAAGAAGAATTAGATGAGCAAAGATTTCCTGACAATTCAACTTCTACTGCAAAAAGGGATATGGTAGTTACCAATTTACATGATTTAATTAAAGATCCAAGACAAGCACACGAACCAGTAAGACATGGACCTGGCAACCCTAGAGTTAAGATGGCAACTAGAGTTATGCCATCGATGACAAAAGAACCTGTTAAGAAAATGGCCGGTGATGAAGTCGAAGAAGGTAGTTTTGGTGACATGGCTAAGAAGGTTGGTGGTGCTGTTAAATCAGCCGGTTCCAAAGTATTAGACAAATTGGGTCATGGTAGTGATGAAGAACTATTGAAAAAGATACAAAAAGATGTAGGTGCTCCGGCAGGATCACAACACGGTAAACCTAGTATGGCTAAACCAAACGATGATTCAGATATCGTTGAAGATGATATTGAAGAAAGCGCACTACAAGCATCTTTTGGTATTAAGAAGTACGGTAAAAAGGGTATGGATAAACTACGTGCCGCTGGACAAAAACATGCTAGTGAGAAAACAATGCAAAACATTCGTGCTGAGTACA